CTCTAGACCTTTCTCTAATCTTCGTCTGACCCATAGTGGTGTAGATGACTTTGCAGTTTCGATACCCATGAGTTTGAGTTTAGGTTCTTCTAGTCTTACACCCTCATTGTCATGAACATTTAGAATATATCTTTTCTTTGCAGTCCAGATACCTTTGTCTGCAATAACTTCTCGACCCATTTCCATTTTCTGTTGAAATGCGTTTACATAATCTGCAAGTTCTTCGAAACCCTCATCAAGAACATCTTCAATCTTAGACTCTGCCTTAGATAAGAAGTCAATGATTTTGTTTCTATCTGTTTCACCTGGCATAACTGTATTCACAAACTTATCCATTGTGAGATAGATTGAATCAGTATCGATTGCGATTACATAATCTTCATTGTCTGTTTTAAGTATTTGGTTTAGATATCGATTGACAATCTTCTCTGACCATTTGATAACTAATTGACCTGAGTATGTGATTGCCTCTGCAAGATTAGGGTCAAAGAAAGCAAAGTATTGATTCGCCATAGAACCATACGCTGAGTTCAATGCAATCTTTCTTACTTGTTGATTGTTGTATGCCCTCTTGATAAGTGTTGAAAGTTCTTTGAGTCTCTTCGCATCAGTAGTCTTTTCTTTTTCTTTCTGATACTCAATCATCTTTTTCTTCCATGCCTTTCTCTCGTCATACATGACTTCCATAATCTCAGGAAAGAAACCTTGTTTATCACGAGAGAACATTACACCATTAGGTGCAACACATGTATTGAGTTTCTTACAGATAGATAAATCACTTTTCATATGCAACATAGAATCTACGGTGACATCTTGTTTCTGACCTTTAATCATTTTCTCAGGTGAAATGTTCCACTGCATAATCAAGTGAGGATATAGAGAGTTCAAGTCAAATGACATGACCCAATTATGACCACCAACGATTGGTTCTTTTACATATGCACCTGCAATTTGATGAGTCTTGTTCTCATGTTTCTTTTGTGGTGGTGTTTGAACTCCTTGTTCTTTTAAGAAGTTATAGATGATAGTTTCCCAATACTTCACCATGCCGAATGTGTCAATGTAATTACACTTGGCATCATATGCCATTGCCTGAGTCAAGTCTAAGAAACCTAGTTTGTCTTCTAGTTCTTCTACGAGAACAACATCACGAACATTATATTCAAGATACTTTGCATAGTTGTTCTTATATAAAGTATGAAGTGACCCATACTCTGAGTAGTCTAGTTTCTTTTTGCCTAGTTCAAAGTGTGCAATGTAATCTAGTTTGTATGATTCTTGATTATGAAATGTAGACCTTTTGTATAGTTCTAGATAGTCAACTACATTGACACCACTCAAATCAAATACTTGATTCTTTTGATAACCATAGTTAGTAAACTCACGAACATTTGACATACCCCATGGTGATAATTTTTTGTGAGTGTCTTCGCCGAATAATCTATCAAGTCTATTACAAAGATATGTAATATCAAAATGGTTTACATTCCAACCTGTGATAATATCAAACCATTCTTCTCGCCAATACTTTACGAACTTCATCAACAAGTCTTGTTCGTTTGAACATTCGTAGTAGACTACATCTGATTCTGTTTGCCATGGACCGATACCAAAAACAACACATGATTTGCCAAATGGTTTGATTGATATTGCATTTACTTTCTCGATTGCCTGCATTGGTTCTGGAAAACCATTCTCTGATTCACACTCAATATCGAGTGTCGCAATCTTAATTAGACTAGGGTCAAACTCTATCTTGCCTTGAAACTTATCTGATATGTAAGTGTAGATGTATCTATCATAACCATGAACTTCGAAACCATCGATGTTCTGATACTTATCTTTGAACTTACGAGCGCCACCCATTGAGTTGAGATTGACAACTTCAAGTGGTCGACCATCGAGTGCCTTGTAAGGCGATGCGCCTTTCTTCGATGGTATATAATGATTTGGTCTATATGATACAGAAAGTTTTTGTTTCTTTCCGTTTTGATATCCTATTGCAAGAATTTTATCACGAGACCGGCAGACATTAGTGTAGAAATCCATTATGTAATTATACTAAATGGAGTCTATTCTGTCAATGTTCTTTTGTGTTCGAAATCGAAATTATTCAAGGCGGCAGACTTGATATCTGACCAATGTGCGATTTGAGCTAATTCATCTTCTACAGTTTTCATTGTATCTGGATGTTCTGCTACACCACTTGCGTTCTTTGTTAAAATTTCTATATTTACTTTGTGTTTTTCTATCATCGCATCAGCTTGTTTTACCTGAGCGCTGAGAACTTTATTCATAAAATCAACCATATTATTTCCTCACTTGTCCTCTAATCGAGTTATTTCCTGTCGCAATCTTAAAATTAGTTTCGAGTTGCGGCTTCGCTTCAAATACTGTTTGTATAAGTCCTTTTTTGATAACGAAGGTGTATTCTTTGGCAAAAGGAATCCATGGCGCCATATTCGTTTCCATGTTTCCATCTTTTACCTCCGATATACAAATGTGGGCATCTTCGATACGATAATCTCCGTTCCAAAGTTTCTTTACCCAACCAATTAAAACTTCACCTGTATCTAGGCGTATACAATTAACTTTCACAAGCGAGAACCAGTTCCTGTAATTCTTTACTTCTTCTGCCCACTTGTCCATACCATCTTGAATCTTCCATTTGATTTGACATTTCTTGCCAATCACTAACTGAAACTGCATACAACATGTTTCTAAATTTACCTAAACGATTTGCACCTAGGTTGAAACACATATTCACTAGAACATGTTGAATGTCTTCTGGAAGATTATCAAAATCTATATTATTATTTTCACAAACATGTATTGTTTCATCTACATGTTTATCAAAATCTGCATCGTAGTATCTATCTACTACTTCTTGCGAGACTGGTGTGCCTGCTGGTTCACCAAACTCTTCATCATCTTCTCTAATAAGATGACCAACCCCTAAGGTAAGATACCCTAATGAGTCTTCGTAAATTTCGAGGACTTCACCCTCATGTCTTTTAATTTGTTCTTTTAATAATTCTATATTCATAGTTGTCTATACTCTCCTGAGTCCTCTAATGTTGCTACATCTTTAACTGTTTCAATTACTTCTAAAACTTTACCAGCATACTCTGATTCATCAGTATAATCAATAAGATGATATACTTCTTCATTGTTTGTGGTGTCAATAAACTTGTGTTGTCTTACTAGCATTATGAACTATCAGCTTTTGCGTTAGACATATCGGGGTCTTTCTTTTCTACAAAAGTATAACCATCACTAACTTTAGCTGCCTTAAAAGTTGTCTCATCTGATTCTTCGCAATTGAAATAAAAGTTTATATCATTGCCATTTCCGTCAGTGCCTTTCTTAAATTTAAGATTTATTCTTGCCATCTTTTTCCTCTCGTTTGATTTGTTCTTGTATGAGTTCTACAAGTATATCACCCATTAAGTTATTGAGTTCACTATTATTTAGTAATTCTTCAATCGCTTCCTCAGAAGGTTCTACATCTTTTGGTAATCTTCTAATTGTTCTTTTGAAGTTCATTTGAGGTTCGCCATCTACGAACTGAACATCACCATATTGATATACTAATCCTTCCCATTCACCAGATATAATCTCTATACCTGCATCTTGTTCGTGTGGGTTTTCTACAACCTGATATACTTCTTTAAATAGCATCGTTCATCATTCTTTCGAATTCTTTATAGTATTCTTCTTCTGATAAGTGAACCTTTGCATAATTTTTTCTTGCAATTTCTAATCTTTCTTCATGAAACTTATCATCTCTTAACATCATTGCCTTAGTTTCAAACTCTTCAAATGTTTGAACTCTTTGCCAATCATCAATAACATATGTATTGTTTACATCATAACTACGCCATACCATCGGCACAATACCAATCGCAAGTGCCTCGACATATCTAGATGTTGTTGCAGTTTCATCTAACCAATTAAAACATAGAGTTGTTCTGCATGGTTCTAATAAAGGATAAAGTTTCTTCCAATCTTTTATCCATTTAGATTTTCTCTCTACGCCTGATGGCATACCACCAATAAGTTGGCATGAAAGTTCACTTCGATAAATCTGGCGTATAGTCTTCTCTCTATCATGACCGTGTTTCATACGACCCCAATATCCAAAGTCGATTGTCTTCGTTGAACCTACCATTTCCGCCAAAGGGTTTTTCAAGGTGTTTATGAAGTGATACTTCATGCCGTGAATGTTGCCACTAAAATCTATCTCGTCAATCTTAGTGAATGATTTTAATCTGATACCTTTGAATACTTCATTGCGATACAGTTCTTCTGTATCTGCTCTATCACTACAGAACATGATAACATCTTTGCCTTCAAAGTATGGTCTAATCTCATCCATATGTTCGTTAGACTTCGCCAAGTCTTTTGGATTCATCTGTAGTTCACCATGATATCTAAACTCACTATCACTTGGTATCACAATCACATCTGCCCACTTGATTGTCTCAGGTGTTCTCTTTGGTCTTGTGTTATCAAATGATACATTGTAAGTATCATAGTTGTATTGTGGATTTGCTTGCATCCACTTTACATAGTTTTCAAAGAAACTATCTAATACTGTTTCTAAAGGTCCATTGTATTTTACAAATGAACGAAGTCTTGCTATTGTTATATTCATGATTGACTCACCTTTTGTCTTAGACCACTACTACTAAACGAGTGTTGTCTGTTTGTATAATAAATTTCATGAAGACCTTTACCTGTGAAATTTCTTTCAACATAGTCTTCGCCTACAAATCTTAAATGTATTTCTGTTGACTCTAGTAAGTCAATCAGACTTTGTTCAGTGTCATATGGTATAATCTCATCGACATACTTTACTGCCTGTAGTTGCATGTATCTTTCGTATACTGATTGCACTGGTTGATTTTTTTCTTGTCTATCGATACTTGGGTCTGTTTGTAAACCTACAATTAGATAGTCGCAATTTTCTTTTGCCTCTTTCAACATTACAATATGACCTGCGTGTAGCAAGTCAAATGCACCACATGTAAATCCTTTTCTCATGCCTCTCTATCGATATCCCATTTGATGCGTTTTTCGTAATTAGATTTTTTTAAATTCGCATCTTGATTATCTAAATCTCTGTTTAGTTTCCATCTGTATAACCATGGTGCGTTTTCTCTTTCAGCGTCCATGAATATTGCGTTAGTAAAACCGATAGGAATAATAACACCCATGTGAACTATAATACTCACTACGATATCATAACCTAACCAACCCATGTAATAACTTGCAACGAATCCAAAGTATACAGACCACATTACAAACAATACTAATGTAAAATACATTTGTAGACTTGGGTCA